AGTATACATTAAAGTCTTCATATATTCTTATATCAGAACCAAGAAGGATCCAAATTTGAGGAGGGAAATCAAATGACAAAAGTATATACTGATGGTGCTTGTGCTGGTAATCCCGGACCAGGTGGATGGGGAGCAATAATAGTACTTAATGAGGACGAGTACAAAGTACTCAGAGGGTATGAGCTTAAAACCACAAACAATAGGATGGAATTAATAGCAGTAATAAATGCGATAGAACATTTCCTGAAACGTGAAGAACCATTACCAAAGAGAATTGAAATCTACTCTGACTCAGCTTATGTTGTAAATACTGTGAATGAGGAATGGATCAAAAAGTGGAGACTTAATGGCTGGAAGAAAGCCGACAAAATGGAAGTACAAAACAAAGATTTATGGATACTTCTGAGCAAATTATTGAAATTAGCAAATGTTAAATTAATCAAAGTAAAAGGTCACAGCGGCAATCGTTTTAACGAGGAGGCGGACAGAGTGGCTGTACAAATGAGAAATAAAGCTAAAGAAGAGGTGGGAGTATGAAATATGCAGCACCATTCTTTACAAAGAGGTTCAGCGCCGAGACTAAAAAGGAAGCTTATATGTCTTTGGCTAAATGGGTAGCAACTAATGTAGTGTCAAACCAAGATGAAATTGGAGAAACCTTCTGGAATGCAGCAGAAGATAAGGATGCCAATTTACCAACTTACAAGCTTACATTATTTTGCATGCTTGATGAGACTGAAAGAAAGAACAAATTCTGTAACATTTGCAAAACTTATCACAAATCATTCTTTATAAATCAGGATTATAATTGTTCTAAGTGTAACATGATATCTTATGTAGCTAGACTTGAAGAGGGACTATCGATTAAGAAGAGTTACCGTAAAGAAAGGTTAAAATTCCTGATGAATAAGAACAAATAATAGTGATCTATTACATAATATGGAAAATGCATCAGATATGATTCTGAAGCTTTCGATAACTATTGCAGGTGTTACAATTAAATCACAAATGAGGAGGAGATTGTAATGCCTGCAAAAGTGAAAAAACTAGTAGACGTAACTGAAGAAGAGCTACTAGAAATGCCAAGGCAAGAAGTAATACAAGGCATGACTGATATAGAAATATCATTCTGCGAACATTATATGAAGGATCATAACATCAAGATGTCAGCTATTAAAGCAGGCTGCAAGGCGAGTTCAGCTCATATGTCTGGACTTAAAATGCGACAACGAGATAGAGTAAACACTTACATAGCATGGTTGAAAGTCCGTCAATTAAAGCGGGTGGACATCGATGCTTTCACTGTTTTAGAACAGTATGCTAAGATGGCATTCTATGATGTTACTGATTATGTAGAAATGAGAAATAAGCAGGTATTACTAAAGAACTTCGATCAAATAGATGGACAAATAATCCAGGAGATTGGTAATAGCGCTCAAGGGCAAGTGGTAATTAAGTTTGCTGATAGAATGAAGGCTTTAGAAAAGCTAGAGAACTATATGGACACGATACCATCTGACTGGAAACGCAAGGTAGAGGAACGCAAGCTCGATATAATGGAAGAGAGATTGAGACTCGAAAAGATAAGATATGGTGAGGGTGATGATGACGATGTTGATGATGGCTTTATTCAAGCTATTAAAGAATCAATCACAGACATCTATGCCGATGAGGAGGAAGAGGAAGATGAAGTTTGATGCAGCACCAAATGCTACTATCCATCCTGAAGAGAATAGAGAGTTCCGCAGAAAGCGGGAACGAGAATTAGCAAAATTAAAAAAGAAATCAACCTTAACCAAGAAAGGGAAATAGGTGATACAAATGAGCAAATTTATAGTAAATAAATCAATGGTACTCGCTAGTTTGTGGGACGGAAATCCAAACATCTGGGAGAATTTACCAGAGAGTAATATCTTAGTAGAAGCACATGATGAGAGCTGCTTGAATATATGTAATGGTTACTTAGAACTACTGGTTGGAAGAAATAGGACAGTACTTTATAAAGACGAATATTTGGTAAAAGTAGAAAAAGGAAAATACTTTAAAGTACCAAGAGATTCGTTTGAACAATTGTTCTTATTAGTTGAAGAAAAGATAAGTCCTGTATTTGTAGAAAGATTAGGAAATGTAGCACAAGCTATGGCAGCCATAGGGACTGGATTTGGAAAGCAAGCTATAGAGGCTGCTAAGGAATTTGAAGAGAAGGCTGCGATTGCCGCTAAAAAGTCTACAATGTCATTGGAAGAGGCTATATATAATGGAGCACAAAATGTACAGGCTTTTAATATGGAAGAACATCCAAATTGTAAACATACTATAGAAGTTACACATATGGGAGATACGGAAAGATCATTCATTGAGGATGAAGAAGTAATGTTCCAAGGTAAGGATATAGATATTGCAAATGAAAAAGAAAAGACTGATACTTTAGATAAATCAAAAGCAATCTTCTTCAAAGAGGAAAAGGAAATATGTCAAAAAGATTGTTCTACTTGCAGGTTTGGTAAATGGTATAGGGACAAAAAGAGTGGTAAGAAACCATCTAAGCCTAAAACAAAGATGTGCCACGACTGCGAAGACGGTTGTGATTACGAATATTGGCAATTAGCGATTGAATGTTTTACTTGTACAAATCTCAAAGATGGTTGTATGCTTGGGTGTATAAATATGGAAAATTATCAAGTGAAAGAGGAGTTAAGATAAAATGATTAAACCGCAATTTGATGATAATAAAGAATGCAATGGCTGTGGATGCAGGGAAAATGATAAAACTGAGTATATGCATGGATTCTGTTTTGTTAGACAATTCTTTGCTAAGGATGAAGATAAGTGCGGAGATGTCGGAGAAAGAAAAAGATTGGCCTGTATAAGAAGTCATGATAAGTTCGTAAAGAGGTGATACTATGTCTGACTGTATAAGTAGAATTTATATAATACCAGATTGTAGATCGTGTAAGAAACGAGACTATAATACCTACTGTGAATGTAATAACATATATGAAAAAGAGCTACAAGATAGTGATGAGTATAAGAACACATTTGCTTATAAAATAAAAGAGCTCAAAGATGCATTCGAGGACCTTAAGAGTAGTATAAAACAATCGCTTAAAGGTATATTCAAATGAAAATATGCAATGGGTGTCCTTTTATTATAGAGTGCTGGGAAGAATATTCTACTTGGTGCAACAGAGACGTTACTCCTGTAGTCCTAGCAAATAAGAGTATAGAGGAGCAATCTAATGAGAGTAAAGTATAGTGCAGTATTTAAGTGGGTGCCATTCAGCATAAAGCAACTAAAGGTACTTAACTGGTGGATGGAAGGAAGTCCACATGCTGACGATGATGGAATAATAGCGCACGGAGCCATTCGTTCTGGGAAGACCCTAATAATGTCGTTCAGTTTCGTTATCTGGGCTATGGAAACATTTAGTGGCCAAAACTTTATAATGGCTGGTAAAACTATAGGGAGCTTTAATAGGAATGTACTCTTTTGGCTAAAAATAGTATTAAGATTACGGGGGTACAAAGTCCACCAAGTCGGGGAGATAGTCGAGGTCTTGAAAAACCGCAGAATAAACTTCTTCCATATCTTTGGCGGTAAGGATGAGAGATCACAGGATTTGGCACAAGGCTTTACGGCCGCAGGTGCCTTTCTTGATGAAGTAGTACTTATGCCTGAAAGCTTTGTTAACCAAGTAGTAGCAAGATGTTCAGTTGATGGTAGCAAACTTTGGTTTAACTGTAATCCGGGTGGACCTAAACATTGGTTTAAAACTAACTGGATAGATAAAGCTAAAACAAAGCGGTTGTATGTACTACATTTTGAATTAGACGATAATCCTTCTCTTAGTGAAGCTGTAAAAGCTAGATATAGAAGAAACTTTAGTGGAGTATTCTATGATAGATATGTACTTGGTTTATGGGTTATGGCAGAGGGAATTATCTTTAGTATGTTTAATCCTAAAAAGCACTTGACTAATGCTGAGCAATACAAGTATAGTGAGTACATAGTAAGTATAGATTATGGCACAATGAATCCATTTGCTATGAGTCTCTGGGGGCACATCTTAGGCACTAATAAGTGGGTTAAAATAAGAGAATATTACCATCAAGGGAGAGAGGATCAGGTGCAAAAAACTGACGAGGAATACTATGCTGATTTGGAGGAATTCGTTGGCAAAAAGATATTCCCGCGGTATATTGTAATTGATCCTAGTGCGGCTTCTTTTATAGCTACTATTAAAAAACATAATAAGTTCTCTGTAAAGAGGGCTAACAATGATGTACTTAATGGAATAAGAAATATGGCTACTGCTTTAACTATAGGAATCATAATGTATGACGAAAGCTGCAAGTTTACAGTAATGGAATTAGAGTCATATGTATGGGATGCCAAAGCGGCAGAGAAAGAAATAGAAGAGCCTTTAAAGATGAATGACCATCTGATGGACGGAGATAGATACTTCGTAAATACAGTAATCTTTAAAGGTAGGAAAGGGGTTATCGATATTGAAGCTGCCTAACTATATGAGTATTGAAATGAATGGCACTCGCAAGCTATCATTCACTCTGAGAATCAAGAAATGGGGAGTCCCTATTATCACATTTAATGCTATGAGAGAGATGCGTGTACCTTTAATTGCGTGGACTCTTTTTCCTTATTTTTGCTATAAAGTACTAATGGGACTCGATAAGAAAGGATGTGCTTTAGATGCTACAACCGGCAATTAAATATGAGTCTGAATTGAAGGAATGTTTTAGAGACATAATGTTTGATGAGAGATTTATGTATGCAGACTCAGCATCTTATAGGGATGAATATGAAGCTAAAACATCTACTTGGAGGAACCACGAGTTTGCTATAGTACACGAAGATAAAGTGCTTGGTTACATAGCTTACGAAATAGATAGAGCATCAAATGTATGTTGCGGATTGCAGGTAATAAACTTTACTGGTGAACCAGACTTTATATTTGCAAAGGATCTAAAGCAAGCATTATGCGATATATTCATTAAGTTTGGATTCAGTAAGCTAAGATTCACATGTATGGTAGGTAATCCCATATTACCACATTATGACAAGATATGCGAAAAGTATGGAGGTCGTATAGTGGGAGTATGGGAGCAAGAAGAGAGATTAATAGATGGAAAAACGTATGATCTTAAGTTATATGAGATATTAAAAGAGAATTTCAGGAGGTGACAAAGTGTTAAGTAATTTAGATTGGCTAAAAGAGACTGAGCCATTCCCGCCAAGAAGTGAGGAGGCTAGGATAGACAGGTATCTAAGGAACATTGAGATATTTGAAAACCAGCATGCTCAAATTTATAAGGAACAGTTTGATAGGATCACAAGAGTAATTGGTAACTTTGAAGACGTAGTAAGTTA